GAAAAGATCAAAGTAATTCTCATAATACTTTTCTTCTTCAAGAGTCATTTGTTTTCCTTATGGGCAATGACTATGCATATATTATAACATATTTTTACGAAAAAATCAAGTAGATTTTCTTGTAGTTTTAGCCTGCGGCGGCTGGAGTTTCTCCAAGGAATCCTCCAAAGTCTTCAGGCGTTTGTCCAACTGGCTGAAGATTTGGTTGATTTGATCCACGATTTTCTGCATTTCGGTTTGGGTTAGCATTGAGCTGTTCTCCCTTAGTATTGAGTTGTTTTTCCTTGAGCATTAGCTCAGCAATTTTAAAGCGTCTCTCGAATTCCTTATCGTCGGCAGTGCCTTCTTGAAGATTACTAGAAACGGCCTTAATACGGTCAGTCTGAGAATCGTAGTCAATGACTGCAACCTCAGCACGATATTTCTCAGCACGGGCCTGAGCTTCTGCGGCCTGAGCATTGAGGGCAGCGGCTGTGGCCTGTTCTTTGGCCAGAGCGACCTGCATTTGCATCTGCTGGGCCTGTTGGGCCTGCGGATTTGGCTGCTGAGACTGCTGAAGACGCCCAATGAGCTCCTCACGGTTGCTGATGTTCATATTCTCAATGATTGCTTCGATGAGCATTGGGTACATTGGAGAATCTTGCTTCATCGTCTGAAGGAGCTGAACGAGCTGAGTTACCTCATACTCACGAGCAATGATGCCCAGAGAACTAGAGGCCACAAACTTGTAATCAGATACTGGATAGATTTCTGGTGCAAATTGCATATATCTCCAAGCCGTCTTGGTCACCATTGGGAGCAAGAAAAGTTCTTGGAAATTAATTAGAGTACGTTTATGACGTTTAATGATTGCACCGAGGGACATTGAAATTCCCGCCGCCGTTGCTTCACCATTGATTGACCCCGGAATACCCGCAGCATCCACTGCACCAGTAGACTGCTGAACCATCTGCTGAAGAGCCTGCGCCTGTACGAAGGAAGTCTGATCAAGACCACCAAACTTAAACGGCTGTAGAATTTCCGCCGGGTTGCCATTGGTCAGTAGCATCTTGCCCGGACGAATCTCAGGCTTCATACCACGTGGGAGACGTGAGGCATCAACGGCCATCATTGGATGAATCGTAAGGGCTAGAGCATCAATTCGAGCACGAAGTTCAGTATCGAGAGCCTTCTGACTATTATAACCCTTCTCACAAACACCACGGCCCCAGAAGCGGCTTGGGACTACATCCCACGGGAATGCCACTACTGGGCGATCCTGCATCATGTACGGATTTTCTTCAATCTTGAGAAGTTGACCACCGTTGGCGATGACAACCACTGCCTCCACATACATGGAATTCTTGGCTTCCTCTTCTTCAGAAAGCTCTACGATTTCTTCATCTTCACCTACACGAGCATTCTCAAATAAATCACGAGGTACGAGACCATAATATTTAGTCAGACGAACCTTGTCTTCATTGTATGCCTGAATTTCACGATCAGGCTCGATATCATAATCTACTGAGGCAATCTCAAGTTGTACATCCTTGTAAATACCGTTCTCAATGTCCTGTTCTACCTGATGGATTGGAACAAATTCATCTATGGCAACACCAAGGGCCTCATCGATTGAGGTAGCGATTGGATCAATTAGGAAGTTCTGAGGAAGTACTGGACGAAGTTTTACGATGAAACGGTCGGTAATGTTTACACCAACGGCCTCTAAACCACCTTCCATGATTGGTTGGGTGGCTGGTTTCATTTCCTTGATTTCTTCGAGGACTAATTCACCAACGCCGGTGCCAAAAACTGCGGCATTGAGAATACACTCAGCCACGGACTTGCGAGTTTTAGTAAACTTAAAGTCTTCATCCAGCTTACGACGAAGAAACATTGCATCATTGCGTTGTTCATCACCATAATCATCACAGATGTCAAACCACTTACCACGACCAAACGTTGCTTCTTCAACTTCTGCAACTGAAGATTCTACGGCCTGCTGAAGGGCCGGAGAGATGATCTTGGAACGCTCAGATTGACGCATGGAGTCTTCAGAAGCCCAAATACCCCTCCAGAGACGATAGTATTCTTCATGACGTTCTGCATAGTTTGATTCATAGTGATCACGCCATGAATCACATTTGTCCATTACCCAGTCAGTTACATTCTGTTGGAGATACTTTTCTTCCATTTTAATATCCTGCTACTGCGTCCAGTATTTCAAAATCATCGAACTCAAAGTCCTCATAATGATAGGGAACTTTGGCTAATTGGTCAATGTATGCTAGAGAGTCGATTAAGTCATCATGAACCAGTGGGTTTGGAAATTGAAACAATTGGTCCAAAAATGCACTATTCCAATCACCCTTGTTTAGATCGATATAACCATTCTCAAAGCGACCCTGAAGGGCCCAAATGATTCGATCAGTCTTCTTCTTATTCCCGTGCGTAAGTTCCTCAACTCTAAAGAACTTCTGCCTACGTTTCTGAAGGTCCATTAGGGGAGACATTACGGCCTGTTTTGCAATGCCCTTCTCGATCCCAACAGATATTGGTTCATATTTAGCAACGGCATTGAAGATCTTATTTGCAGTCTCATTGAGATCCCATCGACCATGAATGATGTCTGCGACCCACCAACCCTCTTCATTTACCTTAACTACCGCAATGGAGGTAGAGTCAAGATTCTTACTCTTACCCGTACTGATGGACTTTACATCTTCAAAGCCTGCAAGGTCAACTGCAATATAATAATCGCCGACGCTAGGCTCATCTTCAGACATCCTAATCCATTCTTCCTTGAACACCTCAGATCCTGTGGCTTCAAAAGATGCCATAAATTCCTGACGGAATGCAAAGGAAGACATGGACTTCTTGGCCACATCAATTTCCTCTGGGTCCAATAGAGGATTATCGTAGGACGTAAAGTGCCATGCCTTATATGTTGGATCATCTTCTAGTTCTGCGTACTTGTACAGCTCATAGAAGTGATTACGACCCATTGGAGTGCCAATGAATAGCGCATGGCCCTTCTGGTCAGCTAGGGCGGGCCTTAGGATCTGTTCCCACACTGCTGGTTTAATGTCGGCATATTCGTCGAGTACGAGAAACCTCAACGATACGCCACGCATGGTCTCTGGTCTATCTCCACCCTTTAGGGAAATTGTGGCCCCATTGATGAGAGTTATTTGAAGATTATTGATGTGACTAGACTTGATTACCGAATGACCCAACTCGAGGAGAGTTTGCCACATAATATCACGAGCCTGTCCTTGAGTCGGTGCAACGTAGAAGACATGTCCTCTATCCGTCTGAAGAGCGTTGATGATGAGTAACCAAGCAGCAAGCCTAGACTTACCAGTTCTACGACCTGCAGCGACGATCTTAAATCGAGATGGATCATTAAATACCTCTTGTTGCCAAGGGAGAAGAGCTACGTTGAGATCAGTCAAGATTATTACCTACATCAACGATCTCTGGCATGATCTCATTCTTCTTGCCCAAGTAAATACGCACAGTATTACCTTCACCTTTCATTAATTCACCTACTCCACGTCTAATATAGCTGTAGAGATCTGAATCTGAAGTAGTCCTACTTTTGTTAAAATCGTAACGATCAACTAAGTAAACATCTCCTTTCTTGTCTACTTCAATACTACCACCACCAATGGTGAACGCAGCGATGGCGAAAGGATTATCCGCCACTTGCTCGAAGAAATTACTGAAGCCACCACGTGCTTTGCTACTATTAACAAAGTCTTTCATTGGTGTACCATCGGGTAAATTAGGGTAATCACCATAATCAATGTTGGTACGACCTGAAGCAAGCGCATTGCCTGCAACGAAGCGTAATGCTTCTACCAGTTTGGGATCATAATCTTTCTCGGTCTGAGGAAAGTCAGTCCCAGTTAGATTACTGGCTAGGCCTTTAGCAAGCTGCTTACCTGCATCAGAAGTAAGAACATCTGCTACGTTGTTTATTGTATCGAATAAGCCCATTATGATTCTTCGTCAGTCATTAACGATTTCCCCATCTAAGATCTCTTCTTCCTTCTCAGAACCAGAAATATTCGCACTACCAACGCCAGTAATATTGATCTGAATGGAACTCTTACCACTAGAAGCTAATACGTCCTTCTCGAACATTCCAACGGGCAACATTCTATCTACGACAATCTTCCAAGCAGCGGCTTGGTTTTTATGATCATCATCAAGGGCAGCATTTAGGATTGACTCTAGAACTTTAGCACTCTTAGGAGACGCCAACATTCTAGCCTTATATTCATTCATGATGGCAGCATCCCCTTTGGGGCGACCCATCACTCCTCGACCACCTCTCTTTTTAGACTGAAGATCGGTCTTTCGTGGTCGACCTATCTTTTTCTTTTCGACAATCTCGTCTTCTTCTTCGTTAATTTTAGACATACATTCTCCTACTTAAGGGTACTTAAGGGTGTATGAGAGTAAAACTATAATGATTACTAAAATGTAACCATTAACGATAACTCATTGGTGATTTAAGAGTACTTAAGATAGGTATATTATAGCATA